CCACGGCCGCCCCGCCGGCCACCCAGACCACCGGGTTCGCGTCGATGGGCCCCACCCAACCCGGCGGCGCCCCCAACCAGGCCGTCTACTACCGCAATCTGGGCGGGGCGGCCACCATCAGCCAGATATGTGTGAAAGTGGGCGCGTCGTCGGGGAACATCTGCGCCGCCGTGTACGCCGGCGGGGTCGGGCGGGTCCCGCCCGGCGCCCGCCTGCAAACATCGGGTGCGCTGCCCTGCCCCGCCTCGGGTGAGACGCTCATCAACCTGGGCGGCAGCCTTACCATCGACCCGACCTGCTTTTTTGCGCTGGTGGCGGACAACACCGCCGCCACCTTCACGTCGTTTCAGGCCGGGGTCGGCGGGTTCTCGCTGACAGGTGTGGCGGCCGGCTACGCCTACTACCAGTCCAACGCTTTCCCGCTGCCGGCTACCGCCGCCCCTTCGGGCGGTGCGGGCAGTGCCATCATCATCATGGCCGGCGCGTGACCTTCACCCAGCAGGTCCACGACTGCGGCGACCATACCGTCACCGACCCGGCCGGCCGCGAGGTCACCTACGCCTGCACCGTCATCCGCTGCTACGCCGACACCGACGTGGTCGACCCCGACACCGGCCGGGTGATCCACCCGGCCGGCACCCTGGTATGGGAATCGCATGATGATGCGACCATCGACCCGGCCGGCCGCGTCAACCCCGACCACCCGGCCGAGGATCACCGCGGCGCCGGCGACCCGACACCGATCACCCCGGCCTGATGGCCTACTGGCCGAAACTGCAGGAAGTCCGGTCGCTGCTGCGCTTACAGCCGGACCCGGCCGAGGACGGCATTATCACCACCGCCCTGGTGGCCGCCATCGACTACGCCAACCGCCGGTTGAACTACAAATATCCGGTGCCGCCGGCCGATGACGGCACCCTGCCCGACGCCGCCCACGAAGCCTGCCTGTTGCACGCCGCCCGCCTGTACCGCAGGAGAGACTCGATCGACGGGACCATCTCGTGGGGGGACATGGGCGCCATGCGGGTCGGGCGGGCCGACCCCGACGTCGACGCCCTCTACGCCGTGTGCGGGCCGGTGGTGTTCGGCTGATGGCCTGGGACCGGGCCGTCTGCGTGGCCGCTTTGGCCGCCGCTATCGACGTGACCTCCGGGCAGACGGTGTTCGTCTTCGATAAACCGCCGCAAACGTTGAACGCCCCCGCCGTCGTGGTCGGCCGGCCCACCGAGGTGCTTTACGCCACCGCCGCCTTCGCCGTCGACGAGGCCACCCTGCCGGTGCTGTGCGTGGGCGCCGCGGACGGCGACGACACCGTCGCCGACCTGATCGGCACGGTCCGGGCCGCGGTGGCCAAAGACGCCCGGCTGGGCGGCGCCGTCCAATCCTGTGTGGCCGCGGCGGAACGCAACTGGCGGAACGTGGTCGTGGCCGGCGTCGACCTTTTGCAGGCCGAAGTGACCCTCACCGTCCAAATGTAGGAAGGAGAAACCCGCATGTCGGTTATCGAGGAAGTGGCCGGCGGCGGCAACGGCCCGCCGCAAGCGATGCTCACCGCGGCCGGGGATCCGACCCCGCCGGCGGCGACCCCGCTGGTCCTGAACGACTGTTATTTCGAGCTGGGCGGCGTCAATCTGCGCTGCCTGGTCCGCCACCTGGAGGTGGCGCCCGAGAACAAGCCGGTCACCGTTACCTCGTTCTGCGCCGAAACCGACTACCCGGGCGTCACGAAATGGCATCTGCGGGTCAACTTCTACCAGTCGTTCGACCCGAACGCCACTTTCGCCACCCTGAACGCCGCCTACCAGAGTTATGTGGCGTCGGGGGCGTCGGTCAACTTCAAGGCCCGCCCCTATTCGAGCCGGGTGGCGGCCGCCAATAACCCGATCATCTCCGGGCAGGCCATCCCCCAGCCGTTCGAGTATCTGATGGGCGACGCCGGCGCCGCCTCGGAGGTGGCCATCGACTGGAATCTGACCGCTTTCCCGACGGTGGACAACGGGGCGGTGACCGCCACCGGGGCGGTCGCCGGGGCGCCCGGCTATTTCACCCCGTCGGGGGCGTCCACCCCGGCCAACCTCGCCGCTCTTTCGAGCGTGACCGCAAGTCCTGCTGCCACCTGGGCGGCCGGCCAGTATGTGATCACCGCCGACCTGTTGGCGAACAACTGGAACGGGTCGGCCTGGGCGGCCGGCAAACACCCCTAGATGGCCAAAGCCCAGGTGGGTGTGGTCGGGCTGCGGGCGTTGCAGCGGGACCTGCAAAAGATGGCCGACCCGCGGGCCGGGGCGCTGTCGGAGGCGTTGAAAGAGGCGGGCCGGCGCGCCGCGCTGCCCGTCGCCGACGCCGCCCGGGCCGCCGTACCCCACAACACCGGCCGGGCCAGCGGCGAATTGACACTCGAGGGCGACATCCGGGTCAGCCCCACCCGGACCGGGGCGGCTATCCGGGTGGGGCGCAAAAAGGTGAACTGGGCGGGCTGGATCGAGTTCGGCGGCACCCGCCACCGGCCGCATGATTCGACCCGGCCGTTCACGCCCGGCGGCACCTTCCTCTACCCGGCCGCCCGCCAGCTGCGGGTCACCGCCGCCCGCCTCTACCAGACCGAGATCGCGGCCGCCCTGGACCGCTACCGGTGGTCGAACGAGACAACCGACGGGAGGAGCGTCCATGACTGACGACCTGGGCCCGCTACCCGACCTGGTCACCGTCACCCAGGCGTTCATCGCCCGGCTGCCGTCCCAGCGGATCCTGGACCTGCTGGCCCAACTGGAGCCGGGCGTCAAATTCGGGGAGCTCGCAGAAAACCAGCCGCCCCGCCTGATCGCCTTCCGGGCCCTGCTGCGCGACCACCCGGGCCGGGACCCGGCGTCGCTGTGGCTGGCCGCCTACGACATCGAGGTGGCCATCGAAGAGGTGGACCCTACCAACGGCAAGTCGCCGACGCCGTCGCCGCCATTTGCGCCTTCTACCACATGACCCCGGCCCAGGTCGACGACCTGTCCGACCTGATGTTCGACGCCCTGGTGCGCCGCATGCGCCTCGAGGCGGCCGCGGCCCGGGTCCCGGCCCGGCGGTAGAACCGTGGCCGGCCCGTCGGTGGTGGTGCGGATCCTGGGCGACCTGTCCGGCCTGGCCAAATCGTTCAAGGACGCCGGCGATAAAGGCAACAGCGCGGCCCGGGGCATGCGCGAAGCGTTCGGCGGGGTGCTGTCCACCCTCAACCGGACCGGGGTTCTGGGCCCGTTCGGCGAGGCCCTCGACGGTGTCGACACCGCCCTCGAGAGCATCTCCAAACACGGCAAGGACATCGGCAAGTCGTTGATGGCCGCCGGCGGGGTCGCCGCCGCCGCCGGCGTCGGGTTCTCGGCCATCGGCTCCAAAGACCAGGCCGCCCACCAGCAGTTACAGACGGCCATCGAGGCGACCGGCAAATCGTACGAGGATTACGCCCCCCGCATCGAGTCGGCCATAAAAGCCCAGGAGAAATTCGGGCACACCGCCAACGAAACCCAGGACACCCTGCGGATCCTGACCCAGGCCACCGGCGACCCGATCAAAGCCCTGGACCTTTTGGGCACCGCCAACGACCTGGCCGCCGCCAAACACATCGGCCTGTCCGACGCCGCCACCAAACTCGGGAAGGTCTACAACGGCAACACCAAACTGTTGAAAGAGTTCGGGATTGTCACCACCAAAACGGGGGGCGCCGCCAAAAACCTGGAGAAAGCCTCGAAGGACTCCGAGAAAGCCGACAAAGCTTTAGCGTCGGCCAAACAGCACCTGGCCGACATCGAGGCCGTCGACGCCGGCAAAAAACGTTTGACGGTGGGCGAAGCCATCCGCCTGCGTGACGCCCAGCAGAAAGTGGTGTCGGCCACCGCCGACGCCGCCGACGCCCACGCCAAACTGGCCGCCGCCCAGGCCGGCGCCAAAACCGCGGCCGGCCAGCAGGGCACGGCCGTCGACCAGCTGTCCGCCAAACTGCAAGGCCAGGCGTCGGCGGCGGCCAACACTTTCGCCGGCCATATCGCCGCCATCAAAGCCCGCCTGGAGGACTCGGCCGCCAGCCTGGGCCAAAAATACGGGCCGGCGCTCACCGCCGCCGGGTCGGGCATGTCGATCCTCGGCGGCGCCGTGACCGCCACCAAAGGCGTTATCGAAAAATTCCAGAAACCGGTGAAGGCCGCCGAGACCGCCGTCAAAGACGTCACCGTCGCCGAAGAAGGCGCCCAGGCCGCCTCCGGGCTGCTGGCTGGGGCGTCCGGGATCGGCCTGATCGTGATCGCTCTCGCCGCTCTCGGCGTGGCCGCCTACGCCATCTACAAAAACTGGGACACCATCTGGGCCGGCATGAAAGCCGCCGTCAAAGTGGTGTGGGACTGGATCAAAAACAACTGGCCGTACCTGACCGCCATCCTGCTCGGCCCGCTGGCCCTGGTGGTCGCCTGGGCGGTCAAACACTGGTCGGATGTGACCGACGCTTTCGGGAACATCATCGACTGGTTCGAGCACGCCTGGCAGGACCTCACCACCTGGATCACCTACCCTTTCGAGGTGGCCTGGTCGGCCATCGAGACCGCCTGGGCCGACGTCCTCAACTGGTTCTCGGGGACTGTCGGCACCGTCAGCGCCGTGTTCACCGACATCGGCAAAGCTATCGGCGTCCCTTTCGAATACGTGTTCAACGCCATCGCCTGGGCCTGGAACCACACCGTCGGCGCCCTGTCGTTCAAAGTCCCGTCGTGGGTGCCCGGCCTGGGCGGCAAAGGTTTCGCCATGCCGCAAATCCCGACCCTGTCGTTCGAGGCCGGCGGTGTCGTCCCCTACACCGGGCTCATCTACGCCCACCAGGGCGAAACCGTCATCCCCGCCAACAAACGGCCCGGCCCGGCCGTGGTCATCCAAAACGCCCACTTCCACGACAGCCTCGACGTCGAAGCGTTCATGCGCAAAGCCGCCTGGGTCGTCCAGACGCAGGGCATCTGATGGCCGGCTGCGCCCGGTCGGCCTGGCTGACTCTCGGCGCCCAGACCGTGCAGCTCGAGGACCCCACCAAAGGCTATTTTTGTACCAGCCTGGATTTGGGTTTCCCCCAGCCCCGGGAGGTGGTGAACAACCGGCCCGCCCAGGACGGCGTCGACGACCGCACCGCCCTGATGGGCGGCCGGGTGGTGTCGGCCAGCATCGTGGCGGTGGCCGGCGCCGGGGCCCGCATCGACGACGTGGCCGACAGTTTCGCCCCGTTCATGGTCCCCTCGGCCCGGCCGGTCCTGCACTGGATCCTGGACCGGCCGGGCGCCGCCGAACGCACCCTGACGGTGCGGGCGTCGGGATATTCGTGGCCGGTCGCCGGGCCGTCCCAGCGGGACATCAACCTGCAATGGCTGGCCGCCGACCCCGTCGCCCGCGACCCGAACACCCAGACGGCCAGCAGCTACACCGGGGTGTCCGGCTTCCAGGGCCGCGCCTACCCGCTGACCTTCCCCCGCGCCTACCCGGCCGGGTCGGGCGGCGGCACCTCGTCGGCGGTGCAATCCCCCGGCGACGTCGCCGTCCGGCCGCTCATCCGGGTCTACGGGCCGGTCACCAACCCGGCCATCACCTTCAACCCGGGTGTCACCGGCGCCGGCACTTTCACCGTCCGGTTCGTGGCCGGCTATGCGATCGCCGCCGGCCACTACGCCCAGATCGATTGCGCCGCCCTGACCGCCTACCGCGACGGCGACCCGGCCCAGCCGATCCTGTCCAAAATCGACTGGCTGAACACCACCTGGCCGGCTTTGGGCCCGCTGCCCGCCTGGCACACCGTGGCCATGTCCGGCACCGGCACCACCGCGGTCACCCAGGCCCAGGTGGTCTGGAACGACGGGTACCTGACCTGATGGCCAGCCCGGTACCGGCCGGCCGGGGCCGCTGGCGGCTGACCGTGCACCGCCGGGCGTTCGCGGCGACCACCAACAACGCCACCATCCTCGGCGAGCTGGCCGGCGCCCGCGGTGTCCGCCTCGACCGGGCCTGGAACACCCCGGCCACCCTGACTTTCTCTCTCGACGGCGCCGACCCCCAGGCCGGCCTGGTCGACGAGCTGGTCACCGACATTGTGGCCTGGCGCTGGGATGAGACCGCCGCCGCCGACATCATCATGTTCAAAGGCCCGGTGTGCATGTCCGAGGACCAGGTCAACGAAACCTCGGCGGTGGTCACCTTCACCTGCCACGACTATGCCGCCATGCTGGCCCGCCGCCTGCTCTGCCACGGCGCCATCTTCGGCGCCTCCGACTCGGATTTCATTGTGCAAATCCTGGTCAGCCTGGCCACCGACCAGTGCAAAAACTCTGACAGCACCGTCTCGTTCGCGCCCGGGTCGTACCTGCCGCTCACCGTGCGCACCGCCAACCCGGACGGCACCCCCCGCACCTCCGGGGCCGGCCTGCCCCAACGGGACCGCACCTACTATGACGGCACCAACGTGTTCACCGCCATCGACGAGCTGGCCCGGATGGTGAACGGGTTCGACTACGCCGTCGACCCCCGCAACGACTACCTGAACATCTACTGGCCGGCCCAGGGCGTCAACCGCGGCGACGTCGAACTGGTCTACGGGTCTTCCATCGCCACCTTCACCCGGACGGTGAACAGCGCCGACTACGCCAACTACTGGCGCACCACCGGCAACAACGGCCAGTCCGACCCGGGCATGCCCCAACTGGAGGCCGAAGCCTGGAACAGTGACGCCAACAACGTCGGCGAAACCCCCGTCGGGGTGTGGATGTCCGACGACAGCGGCTCGGCCGACATCACCAACGCCTCCCAGCTGGGCGCCATCGTCAACGGCGACCTGGGCCGCTCCGGGCAGCTGATCCCCGCCTACACCGTCACCGTCCGGCCCGGCTGGTACCGCTACGGCTACCCGAACATGGGCGACACCGTCCCCCTCGTCGTCGACGCCGGCCGATTGAACGAGAACACCACCGTGCGGATAATGGGCATGGCCTGGACCCTCGACGCCGACACCGGCGCCGAGGACGTCGAGCTGACCCTGGGCCGCATCCTGCCCGACCTGCACCACCTGTTCCGCCGGTCCACCACCGCCATCTACGCCCTCACCCGGAGATGAACACATGACCCGCTACACGCCGCTGTGGGAGCAGCAAGGCTCCTACGCCGCCAACCTGGACCGGCGTCTCATCTGGGCGTTATGGCCGTCGGGGGCATCCCAGGGCGCGGCGGTCACCGTCGGCACCGCCATGACCGTCAACGTGGCCCCCGGCACCGCCGCCGTGCCCTCACCGAACAGCACCGGCAACCTGCTGTGCTTCTGGGATGCCACCGAAACCGTCACCCTGACCGCCGCCCCCGGGGCCGGCACCAACCGCTACGACCTGGTCGTCGTGCGGCCCCGCGGCAACGACCTCGACGGCGGCTCCAACAACGATTTCATCCTCGACTATGTGACCGGCGCCGCCGCCGCCACCCCGTCGGTGCCGGCCACCCCGGCCGGCACCCTGGCGTTAGCCCAGATCTACATACCGGGCGGCTCGGCGTCGGTGAGCGCCGGCAACATCACCGACGTCCGGCCCGGGTTCCTGGCC